TTGCCACGCTGCCTCAGGAATGTTTCGATAGCCACCGCCTGGGTATCTCACTGGATTCGGGTACGGGTACACTATTTCAGCGCACACCCCGTAGTCAGTCGCCAGTTTTGCGCCGCCATGCAAGGTGCTGCCGTTGTCGCCGACAATGTTGTTTTGTTTTTGGCTGCCGAGATAAGCAAACAGTCTTGATAGCTGCAAGTACTGGCCACCAGTTGCAACGTAATGGCACCACTCCATGCACGTTGACAAACTGTGGCCTTGGCAACTGCCCATGCTACCCTGGTCTTCGGTTATCAATATCGGCCTGGTGTCTACTCGCTCTGGCTCACTGAACGCACTTGAGCGCAGCGTAAACGCTGGTGACATTGCCGCCAGTTCGTCGCGTTGCTCCAGGTCAATTCTGTAACCAAAGTTATCGTCCACTGAGCGCCTCAAATTGCTTTGATAGATCCATCAAGACTTCTGCGTCGGCTTGGCTTAGTTTTCCGTTGCTTAAATTCTTTTCCAGGTATTCATCAACTGGCTTGGCTGCTTTCACTCTCGCTGCCTCGGTCAATTGTTGTAGTAGTTTCAGCAGCTCGGCATCGGTCGCCACCTTTTCATTGGCAACTCCATCCGCTGCCAGGCCAAATGCTGTTCCCATGTTTTTTGCGTATTCTGTGACGAAAATACTGGCTGGCGTCTGCTGCTGTTCTGGCTGTATCGTGCAGGCGCCTAGCATGACGACCCAAACCACGAAAACGGCCACAATTGCATCAAACCATTTTTCCAAGTTACTCGCCCGCATTTTCTTTGGCCCTGTCGATAATACGTTCAACAATAGCCAGTAAAACGTTTCTCAGCATTTTGTCAATTTGCGGCTCCACCAGATTAGGTATGCCAGGCAAATCCAGTGGCGCGATCCAGTTGTCGTAAAGGTCGCCAAGCAGCTTAATTACTTCGGCCTTATCAAGCGCTGCAATCATGCCCCGCATTCCGGCCAGGGCTTCGATTAAACGTTCAACCAGGCCAAACTTAGTGGTCAATTCTGCGCTGCGGGCACCGCTAATATGACTCGTCAACGATTGCTCTAGCTCGTGCAAATCCATGTTTACAATTCCTCAAAACTAACTCTTAAAATGCTTGTGAATTGGGAATACTGCCGCCAGCGTTCTTCGCTGATTGGTGTTGGCCACTGCATCTCGACAACTCGCCAGCCTGTGAATGCGTCGGCCATAATGCTTTCAATAATGATTTCCATGACCGTCAGGTATTCATCGGCATCATTGTCCCAGTCGTCTGTATCGGCCCCGAGGGGCGCAAATAGGGCAATAAACACCGCCAGCGTTTTTGGATTGTCACCACGGTTGCGAAAAATAACCTCGCCATCGGCTGGCACAATTAAAAACTTCGGCGCGGTCAACTCGGCTCGGTCAATGGTCGGAATGTTGCTAACAACGGTCGCAAAATCTGTGAGCGCGTTAACGCGCGTTGCTACCAGCTGCCGCAAATCAAACCAGTCGCTCAAAATGCACCCGCTTTGCTTTCCACTGTGTGTATTCTGTAGGTCTTATCTTGGCGATCATGCCAGCGCCAAACAGGCTCGCCGCCAAGTTGTACCACCGTGTACTGCTTGGCAGTGGCTCCTGTTCCCGCTTGGATTCGGTCACCGGCTTCAGGCTGCACACCAGCACCAAAACCGGTTACCAAATCTGCTGCGTCAATTAACCAGTCCACTTGCCGACCACTAAGTAAAACACCGTCACCGGTATCTGTCTCAAACCGAGTTTCTGCCTTAGTTGCGGTCAACGTATAGGTCGTACCGTCCTGGGCGTAAATAACGCTCTGGCTCATGTACGCTTTACGCTGGGTTCGCAACCACTCGGCGCCATCGGCAAGCAAATCCATTAGGCTTCGCCTTTGCTCTTGATCCCGCCTCGTTTTTCCATCAAATTTACACCGAAGTCGTGGTAGCCTCGCATCGAAATACCAAGCAAGTCAAAATCTGCATCGGCCATTTCAACGGTCGGTGTCTGCACTCCATTGAGGAAAACAACCTCGATAGTTGGGAGGTCAGCAGGATCGGCCAGTAGATACCATGCCTTGGTGCTGTTGCCCGTAAAAGTGGTGTTGCTTAGGTAAGGGCAGGTCACCGGAATATATCGGTTTGCAAATACGTTAGCGTTGGGCACGCGCTCGGTTGTTGCTGCTCCGCCAGTGTTGTGATTGGTGCTAACAAACAACTCTCGGGCAATGCTGTCCAGTTCTGGTGGAACTAGCAAATATCTAGCTACGATGCCAAGTGGCTCACCGTCTGGGTCAGTCTGTTTCATAAACTTTTCAGCACCGGCTCGAAGCCCTTCGCTAGAAAGATTGGTGGTTGCACCGGTAATGTAGTTGTTGTTGCCGCTGGCAAAGAAACTGCTGTTGTCCATAAACTCCGTCCAGAACACTTTGTTCAGCTTAGTTGCGGCACCTCGGCCCAATCGAGCGCGAACGCGGTTGAATGCGCCCATATCGTCGTTAATAATGTCCCTGCGGTCGATGCCTAAGAACTTGGCGTAGGTGTCGGCCTGGTTGGTGTACTCTTGCTCGCCCAGCGTACCATGCTTGATTCGCTCGCCGCGGCCCAGCTTCTCATAGTCGAGGTCGCCGGTCAGGCTGTAGCTTTTCATTTGCTTAAAGTCGGAAACTGGCGTAATCAACGCAATGCTGCGCCAAGACGAATCAACAGCGTTGAAGGCGTCCATAATCATCTTGTTGGCAACGTTGCTCAAAATGCCGCCAACGTCATAAGTGCTGACGCCAGAAGACGCCTGAACGTTAAACGCAGCTCGTAGTAAACCTCGAACGTCTTTGTTGCTCTCGCCACTCCAGCCGTTGCGACGGGCCTGAATTCGCAAAAACTCGGTAATGGTCAAACCCTGCTTCCAGTTCTTGCGAGCAGCTTCAATGATGTCGGCTCGGTAATACTTTTCAGTGTCAAAAGAATTGCCCATTGCCAAGCAAATCGCAGCTTCCAAAACTTCTTCGTTTACTGCTGGCTTGCTGGCACTGACTCGGCCCAGCGGTCGCAAATCTCGCATGAGGGTCAATTCAAATTGGTCAGGGCTGTTGCCACTTTCAATTGCTTTGCGGGTTGCGGCTTCGACGGTCAAAATGTCTCGGCCATCATCCATCGCTCGCTGCGCAATAGCAGCGATTGCCTTTTGTCGGTTTTGCTCCAACTTAGCTCGCTCAAAAACTGCCTGAACGTCTGCGCCTGCTTCGATCTTTTCTGATTCCTGGTTTTCCATCTGGTTTTCCCCTTCAACAAATTCTGCGGCCACTGCCGCGGAAGTGCTGCGGTCGGCCCCCAATGTTACGAAACTCACTTCATACAACTCACCGCCTCGCACAACGTATGCTGGGCCATTTACCTTCGATCCATTTACCACTACCGATTCGCCATCAGCCAAAAACTGAGGTTTACCTTGCACATCGACTCCCACGCTTGCCTGCCATGGGAAACCACCCTGGGCCAGGCTTACCACCTGCTCTGCATCGGCTGTACTGGCGCTGATGGTGCCTGCAATATCTAGTCGATTCGGTGGTGTGATGGTTGGCGATCCATGTCCCACGATTCGCTCGGCATCATGGCTACGCAGCAGCGGAATAGTTTTCGGGGTATTGAGACTTTCCAGGTCAACGACCACTGGATGTCGCCAACCATTGACCCGCACTGGGCCACCGTTATAGGCGTTAACGCTCGCTGTGGGTCGGCCTGGTTGCCCGTCAGGCCCTTGAGCCATTTGAATCGTGACAGTGGTTGATAACTCAAGTTTCATTGGCTGCGTCGTCCTCTTGGTCGCTTTCCTCGCCCACACCAGGATCAATTTCGCCTGATGGTTCATCTTCTGTGTCTTGCATCGGCTGCGGCTGCGGCTGGCCAGGCGGCTGCACTGCTGTACCTGTCAGGCCCAGCTCGGACATCAGTGCCATTTCCCTAGCTCGCTGCTTTAGCTCATCTTCCCAGTCGAGGCCACGCCTGGCGTACTCTCGGGCCAGGGTTGTTGTGTGGTTGGCCAGCTCTATTTGCTGCCCGTTGGCTTCCTTCGCTCGGTCAACGTGCTCGGCTTCCGTCCAGCGCCATAAGGGCCGCCAATCCATCGCGGTTTCTGCAAATATTTCTGGGAGGTAGCCAGGTATCAACAATGCCTCATCTAACCAGTCCTGCCAAAGGCGATCCAAAAACTGGCGTTCGTAAATTAAGACTCTCTCGGCGCTGCGAGTTCGCCAAAACGCTTGTAAATCGAGTCTGCCGCTGGCGTAGTTGTATTTACTGGCGTCTATGGCTAGCACCGCTGGCATGTCAACGCAGCGGGCCGCCTCTCGTATCATCGAGGTCACAAACCCTTCAAATGTTGCGTTCGGGTTTTCAGCTTTTAGCTGGCTCAGCTTTGCACCGGCTGGCAGGGTTACAAACGCACCGCGTTCGATTTCCATCCGTTCCCAGGGTTCGGCCTGTTCCTCATCATCGCCCACCGCGGTTTGCTCTAAAACGGCTGCATGGTCTGCGGCTGTCTCGGCTGCGGTCAGCGTTGCGAGAACAAACCTACGCAGCTGCGCAAAGATACCCAGACTAGGAGTTAACCAGGGTATCCCACGCAACTGCTCGGGCCGGTCAGCGCGAAACAAATGATAAACGTCCTGGCTGCTCAGCAGCGTTGCGTTCTGGATGGGAGTAAACAGGTCGCCAGGGTGGTTGGGTAGAAAGTAGTAGCCCAGTACATCGCCATTGGCATCGGTCACCACTGCGGATTCATCAGCCCCTAAAACTGCAATCGCTGATTCGGTTTCAAAATGATCGGCCTCGACCAATCGTACATTCAGTCTAACTGGTGATTTCCAAAGTGGGTTCTGGCTGGTGTACTTGACAAAAAACGCTTCACCATCCTGGGGCACTGCAATGGCTGCCGTACTTAGCTTTTCGGGAATACCGGCCTCGCTCCACCACTCGTAAAACAGGCGGCCTACCACGGCTGATATTTCGCTAACGTCTTCGCGCTCCAGCTCGTAACCCATGTAGGTGAGGCCAGGCGTCGGCCCGCTGCCGATGGTGTAATTACCAAGCGTAGACACAATGCCGCGGGCGTAACTGTTATTGGCAATCTCGTATCTGCTGCGTCTTCTAAGCGTTCGCCTGACATGAGCGTTGTTGGCACTGCGGCTACTCAGGTCGTCCGACTGCGCCCAATGCTTTTGGTTGTCGTAGTTGCTCTGCGCAGCATCATATTTCTGACGCACGACAATTTTGGTTCGGGTCAATGGCTTAAATAGCTTGCGAATTGCAGCGAACACTAGGACGCTCCTGGGGGAACGATCTTCGTGTAGATCAAACCACGGTTTTTACGACGAAGGTTTTTCTTGGCCTGTAGATATTTGTCGGCTTCGATCAATTCTGACAGGCTGCGCTGAGTGACTGTCACACCGTCCACGGTTGCCGACTGCGGGTTAGTCGCAGCGGTTCCAATCGTTTGCTCTAGTTCGCTCGGGTTGCTCACTGGCGCAGCTTTCAGAAAATCCCAAAATCGTCGTCTGACAAAATTAGGATCGCTGCTGCTAAGAATGGCTATTTGCCTTTAGGTTTATTTTTTGGTTTTCGTCCAGTATTGGACAAATTGCCAACAATGGTTTCTTTAGTCAGCACCCTGTGCCCACAATGTCGGCAGACTCTCACTCGGCTTCTGGTTTCACCGCGGTTGCGAGTGACCCAGGCGCGCAAGTCTGCGCAGTTGCACTTCGGGCAGCGTAGGCCCGCACTCACCGGAGTTCTCGCTTGGCTTGCTGTTGCTCCCGCCATGAAACGCGCTTCCTTTCAGGCTTCGCTTGTTGGCCTGGCATACTGGCCCCGAGGTAGTTGGCTGCAACGGCTGCACCAACCAAACCGTCAAACCACTCATTGTCTCGACCAATCCGCTGCTTCCATTCGTAAATTTTCCTTCCAGTAGATTCGCTGCTGGCATCCAGGGCAAACTCGGCTGTCAGGTGGTCACTCAGCATGACATGCGTGTCGGGCCGATCCCCGAACAACGTAATTCCGGTTTCCTGGTGTAGGGTCCTGAGCCTCTGGCTTACCGTCGTCTTCCACTGGTTCACATCGGCCAACATTTGCCTTTGGTTTCTCTTGCCGAGTGTGGTTCGCCAACCTGGGCCGATCTTGTCGCCTGGCTGTTTTTGGCCGGCCTCAATAGCCTGTGAGGTTGCTGAAACATACCTACCATGCCAGGGCATCACTCGCCCATTGCCAACGGTTCTGGCAACCTGGTAGACAACGTCTGTTGATACTACCCAGTTTGCGTCAACAAAAACCAAATCCAACTGTGATTCGCCGCGGCTTTGCGTCTGCCACTGTTTGCCTAGCAGCAGTTCAAGCAAATCCACCAGCCCTGCATGTAGTGCATGTTCCACCGTTGCGGCTCGGTAATGATCCAGCAGCGTCTTTCTAATGTCGGCCTTAGTGTAATAGGCTCGGCCTTGCTCGGGCCAGCTGCCATAATCCACGACATGCCCACGCAGCTCGGCATCCCAGGCTGCGACCAGGAAAAACAATGCGTCTTGTTGGACGTCCACAAATGCGGTTAGCTTCTCCGCCCAGTCTGGCACATAACCCCTAGGAATACCACAAATCTTGGCTTGCACCTCGGCAGTAGTCAGGGCAAATGCCCCTTCTAGTTCCTGCCGTCTGGGGCTGTTCTGGTATTCGCTTAAAAATGCGTCCTCGTCTTTGGCCCAGAGATCCATGGCATATTGTACTGCGCTTATCTGGTCAGGTTCGTACCGATGCTCCCAGGCGACCATACATCCTGCGTCGGCTTGCTCTCGATGGTCAAGGTAAAACTGATTTAGTTCGCTTAGTGGGCGTTCAAACCTGATAAGTTCGTTGCGCTTGTCTCGGTAGGTTTTCCAAAACTCCATGTCGGTTGGCATCTCGTAAACCAACTTCATAAGGTCACCTCGCCAGTCTGGGTTACGCTGGCGGTCCAACAGTCGCGCGGCCAGGTCGTCTTGCTGAATCACCGTAACCGCCGCGAAACTGGCCAAACGTTTACTGGCTCCACCGAGTCCCAAAACGGCTCTGCTGACAGTTCGTTCCCGTTCCCCTGTACTGTGAGCGCTTTTTGCGCTGCGCTCTGTTTGAGGGTCATCCAGCAGCACCAGCTCGGGCCGGATGGTTGTACCGTCAGGTAGCTTGTCACTCAGTCCTCGAATTGCTCCGGTAATACTTCGGCAGTACAAACGCGCACTGCTACACGGCTGCCCTGGCAGGTTTGGAAACACAATTTCTTCCCGAGTCCAGCGAATGCGGGTCAGCTCGCCATCGAGTGTCTGGCCCGCTGCTCTGTTGTTGATCCCCTCTAGTCTGCCGACTGGATAGCACGCCTCAGGGAAGTCGCCTGCCAGGCGTTCGTCAGTTTCAATGGTTATCTTGACGTTGTTGGCAATCTTCACGGAGTCTTGCTTAGTTGCTGCAATCACAACCACAAACTTTCGGTGGCCGTACAGGATAGCCCATAGCGTTGCCCCAGTAATCAGCGTTGTCTTACCTTGCCGCCTGGGCATCGCTAGTGCGTACTGGCCACCGTTCAAAATCACATCCTGCATAACTTCAATTGCCCGCAAATGATCGTTTGACCAGGGCAGATTAAACGTTTCTGGCAGGTAGGTTTCTAGGAAAAGTTTTAGGCTGTTCTCGCAGCTCGCCCGCCTGGCTGGATCGACCACCGCTGGCAGAGGCCCAATCTCTCGGGCGCTCTGCGTAATTTCTCGGCTGCGATGGCCCATACGTTCTTTGTGACGCTGGTATTCTTCGCTGTTTTTATCAATCGTCGGACGAACCATTGCCAATCGCCTCCACGGTAACCATCAAACGTCCCTGCTGCACTAATGGGCCACGGTAGATACGCAGATCATCAACCTGCTTGTCGTCGATTATTACCCCAGCTTTGGCCAACGCGTCCAATGGCGCTTTCAGCAGATTGTCGAGGTCTCTGGCCCTGCGATCTGGCGGATTCGCTTCGATAGTAACTTTTACGGCGCAGCGAATAATTGCTGGCTTTCCGCAATACGCTTGATAGGCTGCGGCCAAAACATCTTCTCGGTACTGTTTACCTCGGTCGGTTATGTACCGATATTTTCCATTAGTTCCCCAGTAATGATTGACGCTAGGCGGCCATGGTAATAATAAAATCCGTTTCATAAAAATTCCTATCGATAATGCGCTGACCAATAAACCTTGCCATTTTTTCCAATTGCAAACGCTCGGGCTACTAGCCTGTATTTGCTCGTCCTGCAGTGGTTCGGCCTGGCTGTCGAATTGCTGCTACCAACACCCGCAAACCTGCACCCTGGGGCGATGCCCAGCAAATGCCCAACAACACCCCTGGACGCTTGCAGCTCGGCTTCACGTTTAGCAAACACATAGGCAGCGTGGTCTGTAGCCACTTCGGCTGTGCCGGCCTGCTGGCCGAAACATTCGGTAGCAAACAGCCCCAAGATAAATGTCAGGGCGATTAAAATGTTATTGGCCATGACTACTGACTTCTCCTATGCAAAGAACGAAGCTCTCGTAACGTTTGAAATAAAACTCCAGCTTCAAATAACCAAACATTGTCAGTCAATTTTTCTAATGTTATTTGGCCATTTGCTGCGGCTCCCGACAACTCATCTTCTAACAATCGCAAATGCTCATTAACTTCAATGGCCGTCCAGCATTTTTGAAACGTAAGCATA